TGGTATATAACCATTGCAATCTTCTTTTACATGTTGTTCTCCAACATATCTTGTATATACTGTTTTGCCCTCTGAATTTTCAAAACTTGGCCCAAACTTTTTCTCACATTCAAATATTCCCTCACTGTGGTGACGGAACATTCTATGTTTACTATGTCCAATCCAAGCCTTAGTTTTATCAAACCACTCATGAATTAACTGATAATCAGATATTTGGCCACCCCATCTTCTTACTGATGATTTAGCATGTTCTAGTGGATGTGACATTAGTCCTCTGTTTTTCTAAATAAATTACCTTCATGGGTGAATTCTTCAATCTCCATGATCCTAGTATTGTTATTTATGAAATACTCACCTGAAGGAACTTTAATTAATAAATCTCCATAACCACCTTCATTGTTCCACCAATCTTCAATATTATTAAGTATTGTTTCATGAGCAAAATTTTCAATAGTTGCATATGCACTAGAGTTTAATTTTTCAAGATCCTTGTCTTCATCCCATGAAATTACAAGATCAATATCAGAAAACTCTGCATTTTCTTTATCTGTATATACTATGCTTTCAATAGCTCCACTATCTCCACCACCATCATAATGTACCTTAATACCAGTAACCCCCTGATCCGCCAATTGGATCAAGACTTCCATTAATTGTTCTTCTGTCATAATTATTTGAATTTGTAAAACCTGCCTAGAATATTTCCATTTAGAAACTCATCACTTTCAAGTACTCCTCTAACAAACTGATACTTAGTCTCATAATAAGTAAGTTCAGTCTTAGAGAAACATATCTTGATTATGTATCTTCTAATGTCTATCCCGGCTTTATGTGCAGCCTTTAATTCTGCATTGCTACTATAATAATCTATATATGATAGCTTCTTTTGTATTGTATACTTCTTAGTTCTTTTATCCTGTAACTGCTCTATAGCTCTCTTACCCATCCTCTTCTTTGTTGTAGAATAAAAGTTTTTCTTTCCAATATACCTTACAAGCTTTCCATTTATTATAGCCTGCATCTCATACACAAAACCTTCTGCTCCTTCTGGAATCATGGAGCTTTCAAAGTCTTGCCCTTGGTATGACCATTTACTCATAGTAATGCTTGTTTTAATAACGGTAATAGATTGTCTCTAACTTTATCTATACCATGTACTTTAATAGCATCTGATAAATCCTTCTCCATCTCTAGAACAACATACTCAAAACCATATCTAGATTTGTACTTCTCCGCAGCTTTTATACCAGCCTCATCATTATCAAACAACACACATACTTTCTGATACTTAGAACTAATGTTATTCATTATGTTCTCTGGTATCATAGTATTCTCACTGTCTGGTGCAATTACTTCGGAATTACTAATCTTTAGTTTTTGATATGCCATTAAATCTTTAAGTGAAGATGCAATAATCAAATAGGGTTTATCAAATACTAATTGCTCAGTACCTTGTATATAATCTCTTACCTTGATAAATTTACTTTCTTTTACTTTTGGCTGATAGATCTTATAGAGTGTCCCATCTTCTCTAAAATACCCATAGATATAATTACCCTTAATAGTTATACTTGACACAACATCATTTTCATCTGTCTTTGTCATCACATAATATTCTAGTGGAATCACATTATACCTAGATAACAATCTAGAACCAATGTGATATCCCATCCAATATTTCTGATCAAGAGTATTCCAGTGCCGCATTTCATAATCAGTAACTTTAAATTTACTGTGTTGCTTATAAGACTTTATAGGATTATGACCATTGTTTAGAACATACTGGTTATAGTCTTCTATAATCTTATAACTTGCGGAACCTCTAGTGGGTAAATTAAATAGACTTTGGACAAGAGCAATGGAATCACCACCATTACCTGAAGAAAAATCTTTAAACTTATAGATACTATTTCTGTCAATATAAATACACATAGAAGGTGTCTTCTCCCGTGGATTAAATATTGATTTCATTTTAATATCTTGTCCTGTAAGCTTTTCTGTTAGGTTAAGATAATGTTCAAATGCCCATTCTCTTGGGACATCAGCTAAATCATATATTAAATTCTTTGTAGAAATCATAGCAACCCAAGTTAAGTAAATAAAGGGGCCATTACAACCCCTTTATTTAGGAGTTGTTAATCTAAACTAAAATCTGAAGATGTTTTACCTGGTGTTGGAAAGTCATCATCATCATCACCAAAGTTATCTACTGGCTTTACCTCAAGTTTCTTAAGATGTTTAGCTTCATCATACTTAAGAATTCTTTCAGAACCTTCATTGCCATAAGCATACTTGTTGTTTTCTGCTTTTGGTAACCACATGTCATATGCAGTATAACCAGATTTGTTTTCATATTCCTTACCGGCAACACAAAAATCTAGATACTTATCTTTAAGTGGTGCATTGTTACTAAAGTTCTTTACAAAATCTTCAATTGTATTAAACTTGTTATCCTGCTCCTCAAACCAACTCATTATTCCAGTTGCCTTAGACAAGTTAGCCAAGAACATCATCAAAGATCTATCTCTTTGAATTTTAATTCCAGACTTTGTTTGTCCATCAGCAAATGCATATTGACTAGCTTTTACCCGACCAATTTGACCTTTGTATTTTCCTTTGCTTTCATCATCTTTGTCAATCAGAAAACCTTCAAATCCATCAATTGGCTCTGTCTCAACATTTAGTATTAAGTGTTTTGCACCATCAATAAATTGAAAGTCTTCTAACACAATACTGTTGATTTTTAATGTGTGGTTTCCTGGGGCAATAGTTTTTGCCATTCCACCACCACCATTCTCATTTACTAGATCTTTTGTACTTAAACCCATTTTGTTTGTTTTTTATTATTTATACACTTTATTCCAGTAAGTCTTTAACTTACCATCTTTCATCTCAGAAATTATTATTTCTTCATTCTGCAAGTGCTCTGGTCTTGCACCACAAGTCACTTCTTCATTAGTCTTAAAGCTAAGAATGGTTTCATTACCCTTTCTATACATATAACCAATTGCATCTGCGTTAGCACAAATTAGAGATTTTATCTTACCTGTCAAATCTATGTTTGCAGACATAACCATCTCTCCTTTATCATCTACCTGCTTGTCTTTAATATGACCAGATAAAATAATATGGGGAGCTAAGGTATCAATAAAATCTAAAACTTGAAAGAATGCTTGCCTAACATATAAGTAACCCGCACCATTAGGTAATGTAAGAATACTGTCTCCAGAATAATTCTTACCCATTGGTGTTTGCTTATATAAGTTAATTGCAAGTGGCATAACCATATCTTCCAAAGCTGTAACAGTATCAATAGTAATATATTGATATGGATAACCAGCTTCTTTGATTGCTTTGCCAACTTCTTTTAGCTCCTGAAGATTATTAGCTTTGACTTTCATGGCTTCAACATAGTCTGCACCATTTTCTAAATCAATAATTAAATTATCATCAAGACCTGCAAATGCAGTTGTCTTACCTGTTTTAGGCTTTGAATACACAATTAATCTTTTAGGATTAACCCTGTCAGCTTTTACTTTTTTAGTTGGAAGTACTATACCCATTTTACTTAAATTTTTGTGCTAGTTTTTGAAAACCTTCCGCAATTTGCAAAAGAATACTAGATATATCTTCATCAGTTTCTTGAGTCTTAAGTTTGGGAACAAACTCTTCCTCAAAATCTGGAAATACACTTAGCTTCTTTTGTTCTTTTGGTTCTTCAGTTCTCTGTGTCTCATAGCTATTGTAAGGAATTTCTTCAGCCCCTTTGTTTACACAAACAAGTTCTGAAGTTGGAATAACATATACAGAATATTCATCTCCTCTAGAATTTGTAGAAGTTTTAACTTCATACTCTTCCTTAAAATAGGGATTGTATCTATACTTGAATAGTGGTCTTTCCCAAAACATAGGAATCATGTTTATTTCATGACCTCTTGCATCTCTCTCAATGTCCACTAATTCTACATAGATATCAGTACCCTTATTTAATTCATTCTCAAAAAACTGAATCTGTCTTCCAAACTTACCCTTACTATAGAATGCAGTCTTAGCTGCAAACTGATAACCACCGGTTAGTTTTTCTAAAAACTTTGAGTGATGTTCCATCAACTCTTTTTCTTTGTCTCTTCTATTATACATAATTTTTAATTTTAATGTGATGTAGGTGGTGGATCAACTTCCATAATCCTCATGACATCTCTATCTAACTTGAAGAAGTTCA